ACATTCGTAGATACAGAAGGGGATAGATGGTTTTCGGTAAATTAATCATTGTTGAGAATAATAAACTTATAAATAAAACAGAGTAACAAAACTTTTTACATTAACAGGAGAAAAGTATGGCATTTCAAGTATCACCAGGCGTTCAGGTCTCAGAAATAGACCTAACAAATGTTGTTCCCGCCGTATCGTCAACTACAGGTGCATTCGCTGGGACATTTCAATGGGGCCCTGTTGATGAAGTAGTAACAGTTTCAGACAGTAAGGGTTTAGTGAATACATTCTTTACACCTGCCAATACAAATGCTGGAGCTGAAGACTTTTATTCAGCAGAAGCATTTCTTAAGTATGGGTCATCACTAAGAGTGGTGAGAATCAATTCAACTGGACTTTTTAGTGCAAACCAAGCTGCAAACGGTTCAACCCTTCTAAAACATCATTCCGACTACGAATCTACTTATAGAGATGGTGGTCAAAATGGAACAGTTGGTAGATGGGTAGCAAGATGTGCAGGTGCATTAGGAAACTCAATTAAGGTTTCTGTTTGTGCATCATCAGGAGCATATTTCAGTGCAGCGGTAACAACCACATCAGCAACATCAGCTAGTGGTTCAACTACAATTTCTGTCACAGATGCAGACGTATTTACAGTAAGAGATATCGTTAAGTTTGCAGGACACAATACAATGTATCGTGTAACTGCATTAGATAATTCTGTAGGTGCAGAAACAATCACAGTTGAAGCATTAAACAATCCAACAGGAACAGGATTAACAACATCAGTATCAAGTGGTGCAAACATAGACCGTTATTGGGAATTCTATGCATCATTTGATAAAGCACCAGGCTCTTCAGCAGGTGCAACTAACGCAGGTGCTGGACAGGACGAAATTCACATTGTAGTTGTAGACGAAGATGGTGCAATTTCAGGTGTTCGACACACAATTTTAGAAACATTCGGTTTCGTATCATTAGCATCAGACGCTAAAGATGCACAAGGACAATCAAACTACTATAGAAATGTAGTAGAAAGAGACTCACAGTGGGTATACTGGTCAGGTCACTCAACTGATATCTATGTTGCAGCTAATGATGACATCACACATGCAGAAGCAGTAACTTATAACGCAAACGCAGGATTCTCAAGACCTGGCGCACCTATCAATGATTCATTGTCAGGTGGTGCAGATGGTAGGTCACCTACAGCAGGTGAGAAGACTGGTGCATGGGATAACCATTATGCAGATGGAGAGTCAGTAGACATTTCTTTCATAATCGTAGGTTCAACTAGAACAGACGATGGAACAGGAACAGGCCAAGATACTGTATCAGACCACAACACAATAGTTAATCATGCAATTCAGATTTGTGAATCTAGAAAAGATTGTATGGTAATTAGTTCACCTAGAAGAACCTCAGTAGTAGGTGTTTCAAGTGAGTCTACACAATCAACTAATGTATTAACAGATGTATCTTCAGTAACTTCATCTTCATACGGAGTAATGGACTCAGGATGGGTATACACATATGACAGATACAACGATAGATATGTTTGGATTCCTGCAAACGGTCACACAGCAGGTATCATGGCAAGGTCAGACCTTCTAAGAGACCCATGGTTCTCACCAGCAGGTTTCTCAAGAGGACAATACTTAGGTATCACTAAACTTGCTTTCAACCCTAAGAAAGCATCTAGAGATGACCTATACAGAGGAAGAGTTAACCCCGTGGTTACATTCCCTGGCCAAGGAACAGTTTTATTTGGTGACAAAACCATGTTATCAACACCTTCTGCATTCGATAGAATTAACGTAAGAAGACTGTTCATCGTATTAGAGAAAGCAATTGCAACAGCAGCTAAAGCACAACTCTTTGAATTCAATGATGCATTCACAAGAGCACAATTTAGAAGTGCAGTTGAACCTTTCTTAAGAGATGTGAAGAACAGAAGAGGACTTGTAGACTTCTCAGTGATTTGTGACGAAACAAATAATACTGACACAGTGATTGACAGAAACGAATTTGTTTGTTCAATCTTTGTGAAACCTGCAAGATCAATCAACTTCATTACTTTAAATTTCGTAGCAGCTAGAAGTGGTGTTAACTTCGAAGAAATCTACGGAGCAGTTTAAGGAGTAAAGACGAATGGCAACAATAGATCAATTTAAAGCACAGTTAATCGGTGGTGGCCCAAGAGCAAACCGATTCAAAATCTTTATTCCTCGTGCAGGAGATAAAATCGAATTCCTTGCAAAGGCTGGTAACATTCCTTCTGCAACACTTGGTGTTGTAGAGGTGCAATGGAGAGGTTCAGTCCTCAAACTTGCTGGAGATAGAACTTTCGAAAACTGGACAGTATCAATCATCAACGATGTAGAATTCTCTGCAAGAACAGCTTTAGAAGCATGGCAGACAGAAATTCAAGAACTTGGTGGTGGTAACGGTTCAACTACAACAGACTATTTGATTTCAAGAGCATTTGTAGAACAGTTAGGTAAAGATGATTCAGTCCTTGCAAGATATGAATTCTTCAACATGTTCCCTGTAAATATAGGTGCAATCGAACTATCTCATGAGACAGTCGATTCATTGGAGCAGTTTGATGTGGAATTCGCATTCTCTCACTGGGAAAGAGTTATTTAATTTAGTGAATTTAACACCTAAAAGGGTGTTATAAATAATAGTATGGAAATATTTGGGTTTGAAATTACTCGTAAGAAAGACGAGTTAAGAAACATCGAAGTTACAAAAGCACCGTCTTTTGTGCCTCCTTTGGACGATGATGGGACTCCTGTCATTGCCCAACAGCCTGGTGGTTTTATCACTGGTGGAGCATATGGTGCTTTCGTAGATTTTGAAGGTAATATAAAGAATGAGGTAGAACTCATTCGTAGATACCGTGAAACATCTTTAATACCTGAAGTTGATTCAGCAATTGAAGATATAGTCAATGAGTGTATCACTTCTGATTCAGCAGACAGAATTGTGTCACTCGATCTCAGAGATGTTAAACTCTCTGATAGTATCAAGAAAAAGATACAAGACGAGTTTGCACACATCCTATCTTTAATGAAGTTCAATCAGAACTCTCATGAAATCGTCAGAAAGTGGTATATTGATGGAAGAATTTACTTCCATAAAGTTGTTGACCCTGCAAGACCCAATGCAGGTATTGTTGATATTAGGGCAATTGACCCTCTTAAAATTAAGAAGGTTAGAAACGTAGAGAAAGACAAAGACCCTAAAACAAAAATAGAAAAAATTAAAAAAGTTGAAGAGTTCTACGTATTCAACGACAAAGGTTTCGATAAGAGTGGCACTATTGATGGTGCAGCTCTTAAAATTGCACCTGAGGCAGTGTCTTACACTACTTCAGGATTACTTGACTACACTAAAAATGTAGTAGTTGGGTATCTGCATAAGGCATTGAAAACTGCAAATCAGTTGTCAATGATGGAAGATGCACTTGTTATCTATAGGATATCAAGAGCTCCTGAAAGAAGAATCTTCTACATTGACGTAGGTAACTTACCTAAAGCAAAAGCAGAACAATACCTTGCAGATGTAATGAACAAGTATAGAAATAAACTTGTTTACAATGCACAGACAGGTGAGATTAAAGATGATCGTAAACACATGTCTATGTTAGAAGATTTTTGGTTACCACGAAGAGAAGGTGGTAGAGGAACAGAGATATCAACTCTGCCTGGCGGTCAAAACCTGTCAGAGATTGACGATATTGACTACTTTAAGAAGAAGTTATATCGTGCATTAAATGTTCCTGTATCTAGAATGGAAGCAGACAATGGATTTAACATGGGTCGTGCTTCAGAGATTTCTAGAGATGAACTTAAGTTTAATAAGTTCACAAACAGACTTCAGAAGAAGTTTGCAAGAGTTTTTACAGATATTCTTAAAACTCAATTGATTTTAAAGAATATCGTTAGTGGTGAAGAGTATGAGTCTTTTAAAGATTTCATTCTCTACGATTTTGCAACTGACAACCATTTTACAGAGTTGAAAGAAAGTGAAATCATGAGAGAAAGATTCGACACTTTATCACAAGCATCAGAGTATGTTGGTAAATACTTCTCAAATGAATATGTTAGGAAGTATATACTAAGACAAACAGAAGATGAAATTAAACTCATCGACCAACAGATTGCATCTGAAAAAGAAGCAGGTGAAGGTGATGAGGACGAACAAGGTCTTGATTTTTAGGAGTAAAGTATGAGTGAAGTCGCAAATAAAATTGTAGATGCAATTCAGAACGGTGAATTAAATGATGCAAAAGAACTTGTATTTCAAGGAATGAAAGAGAAAGCTGCAAGTGCAGTAGACATGAAAAGAGTTGAAATGCAGGTTGACTGGATATCTGACAAAGAGGTAGATACAGAGTAATGAAAACATTCTCTCAGATTAGAACAGAATTGAACGAAGCAAAGTTCAAAATCCCTTCAGGTGAAAAAGAACTGAAAAGGGATGTTGTTCGTTCAGGGAGTAAAAAGTTTGAGTTAGTTTTTGTTCAGAATAAAAAGAAAAAAATAGAAGTGTATCTAGATGGGAATAATTTTGGACAGGAGTTCAAAGACCTAAAAGATGCAGAAAAAGAAATGAAAGACATCAGAGGAGTTTTATCACAAATGGAAGATTTCTCTATGGATGAATTTAAGGAGTTTTTCAATGAAGTTAATATCTGAATTTAACGACTATGCCATTTCACCTGTTATCGTTGAACAAAACGAGAAAGGACAAAAAGAATACTTTATCGAAGGAGTGTTCATGCAATCTGAAATTAAAAACAGAAATGGACGTGTTTATCCAAAAGATATCATGTTAAAAGAAGTTAACAGATATAAAAAGACATTCATTGACCAAAAACGTGCATTCGGTGAGTTAGGACATCCTGACGGGCCAACAATCAATTTAGACAGAGTTTCACATCTTATTACATCATTAGAAGAAGATGGTAATAATTTTGTGGGACGTGCAAAAATTTTATCTACACCAAACGGTATGATTGTGAGAAATCTTATCGATGATGGTGCAAAACTAGGTGTATCATCAAGAGGTCTAGGTTCACTAGAGCAAAAAGGTGGTTCACAATACGTTAAAAATGATTTCCAATTAGCAACTGCAGCTGACATAGTTGCAGACCCATCTGCACCTGAAGCATTTGTCGAAGGTATAATGGAAGGTGTTGAATGGATTTATGAAAATGGAAGACTTAAATCTCTCAATGTTGAACAGATGAGAGACCAATTAATGACCACAAAACGTCATAAATTGGAAGAAACTAAGTTAAATCTATGGAAAAGGTTCGTTGAGAATCTATAACATATAAATAAAAAAGAAAACTCAAACAGGAGAATAAAATGGCAGAGTTAGAAAAAAACCTAGAAGCTACAGAGGAAGTAGTTGCTGAAGAACAGCAACCTGATTCTAAAGCTGATAAAGGGGACAAAAAA